GACGAACCCAGGGCACATCTTCGCCCGAGGCCGCAGGAAGGAATCGAATGACAGCATAGCCATTGCCACTCTTATCGACATCTGGATACCAGAGACGATCATCTGTCGCTCGGGTGTTCTTTTGTGTGAGCTTGTCCATTTCCTTAGACAGGCGCTCTAGTGATGTATCCCTTGACCGCTTGAGGGATGCGAATGAGTCGTTCATTGTATTCTCCGTATGTTTGTATGTTTGTATGTGTATTCACTTAATCATAGTATATAAATTATATAGTACACTATTATCGACGTAATGTCAAGTCATTAATGTCTCCCTCATGATATGTTTCATTTCACTCGTATCTATTTTCAAGAAAGCCTTATACTTCATCATAAGCCGCGATACATCTGGCCAGATAATCTTATCTCGAATGGTCTGATTCCAGTTATCGACAAACCCAAGAACCTCATTGGCTATGATAAGTGTTTCTAAGCTAATCTTCTTGCCCAGATACAGCTTTAGAAATGGTGGATGATTTCCATCGACAATAGCCCATAATGTTTTGGGATCTTCCTGAATGCTACTCATATCGAGCCGCATGAAGTACTTCATGGCTTCCTGACGTTTCTTCCATTCGCGATACGTCTTGTCGGATTCCAATGTGATAAGATCGCCTATCCATGTTATTTTTCCGCAAATCATATTGGCCACGATGAAATTGATTAACTCATCCTTGTAGCGGCGTTCGATTTTCTTATAGTGAAAATAATCCCTACGCATAGCAAATTTATTTGCATCGAAGTTCTTTGATTGCCGCGTCTTACCATTGTATAGAAAGTAATCGTATTTGCTGGTGAAATGGAGCTTAAGCGCAGCAAAGGTCTGGTATGCGAGTTGCCCTTCCATTAGATATTCAGTTTTCTGCTCCCACTCTTGCTTCTTATGAAATTCAAGGAAATTGCTTCATTCTTGATAAGCTTTTTTAATTGCGGAGTAAGAAGCTCGGGAATGCTTTCTATCTCGATATTTCTTTCCTTACAGAGTTCAAGAATAGCATCGATATGTGATATATTTTTATCCCGCATCATAGTAATAAGCATACACGAAAACGCGCCTGGTGTTAAGAATTTAATATCATCGATTACTGTATTCATAGTGCGCGCCCAACGTCCAGTCGCTTAATGTCTTCGCTTAGAATTTCGGGCCAATATAGCTCAAACGCGATGCACTTCTCGATGCATTCGAACCAATGATATTCACCTGGCTTCACCTTACAAAAATCGCCAGAATTTAGCGTGGTTATATCAGTAAGATCGTAGTCGTCTTTCTTAACATGTATATTCAATATACCGGACTCGACGTAGAATCCATTCCACTTGAATTCATGCTTATGAGTCGAACATCGATATCCAGCGTTTACTGTTATTCTATGAAATTCGACCAATGGAGTTTGTATAATCGGGCAGGATTCGCCCCACACCTTACCACTACGTAACATTACGATTAATCTTTCTAAAATTCTTAGCTATGATATCCAATTCGACAATATTTCTGAGTAGCCCATATACATCGCGCAGTCGAATCATATTAGGTCCATCCGACGGGGCGATTTCAGGATTATCATGTACTTCCATGAATAGCCCTGCAATACCAACAGCCGTTGCTGAGCGTGCGATGACCTTGGCCATCTCACGATTGCCGCCAGATTTGGCACCCATACCACCCGGCGACTGAACTGCATGTGTGCAATCCATGATCACTGGATAAGCCTGCGGAAAAGCTTGCATGATTTCGAGTGAGCGCATATCTACGATCAGATCGTTATATCCAAATGTAGTTCCGCGCTCCGTAATCATAATTTGTCGAGCGCCAAAGTGTTCTAACTTAAGTACGACTTGCTCCATTTCGCGCGGAGAAAGAAACTGCCCCTTCTTGATATTTACAGGCTTACCCGTCTCAGCCGCGGCCTTAAGTAGATCAGTCTGCCGGCATAGAAACGCAGGAATCTGAATAATGTCCGCAGACACCGCATCGCATTGCCATGGATCATGTACGTCGGTTATAACTTCAATACCCATTTCTCGCACAGCTTGCATACCGTAATGTGCTTCATCAAAGCTCACACCTCTAAAGCTATCGACGCTTGTTCTATTGGCTTTATCGAATGATGTCTTGTAGAGAAAGTTGATAGCGGTACCATATTGATCGCCAATCTCAGCACAAATTTCTCGCAACGATTCAGCCATCATGACGGCATGGTTTTCATTTTCGAATACACAGGGACCAGCAATGATACTAATAGCCTTATCATTGCCGCAATTATTATAGAATGTAGTCTTTCCGCCAGCAGTGTCTGCCATGTTCATACTGCCCGTAACGGCCGCATAGGAAGTTGAAGTCTCGGAATTATTCACTGGATCGATCATGTTCACCTCGTTCATTGTATGTAATTTCACGCATATTGAATGCGCGATAATCATGTTCAACTAATACAGTATACACTCTATTAGCTAACTTGTCAAGCATTAATTAATGTACCATAAATGAACCATAAGAGAGCTTAATGTACCATTAATGATGCACTGGGTCAGCATCTACTACGTAATATTTCATAACTGATTTGCAATATGAAACTGAAGATGCCGTAATTACGTTGCCGGCATATAGACCCGAAAAATAATAATGTAATGTCAGACAAGTTTCTCCGTTCGCTTTTTCCGACGCCATAGCTAAATATTTCATGCCATATTGTGTATTGGTTCGACAATCATATAGCCCATGAGGCGACCCTCGATAGCCGATATCTCTGGCCGTAGTGTATTTGATTTGCATAAGCCCGATAGCGCCAGAATATGATGTGACAGAACATCTTCCGGCTGATTCCTGAGCTATTACTGCGAGCGCCAGATCGACTGAAACATTATGGTTTTGAGATTGCTCGACAATGATCTTATGAAGATCGGTGCCGCGCCTTAGATTAGCATGACCAACTTGTGTCTGTGCATACGCGCTGGTGGCAGTAAAAAATACCACAATTAACGCAATTACGCATACTATGATAATTCGCATATCATTACATCCTTGTTGTTTCGGGGTGGACGGTTATTCTGTTTCTAGGAAACCGGCCGAAACCCAATGAGATTACGCCGCTAGGCGATATTCCTCAAATGAGACATTATCGTTGGCTCTTACGAGTGCTTCTTTAACTATCCGGCTTCCGCGTTGCCGATTCTCCACTACCTTTCAGCACCAGTCGATCCTATTTCACTCCCATTGGTGGAAGTGTCGGGTACTGCCCCCGAGTCCTGAATACCTATGAATAGCTTCATCGAATATCTTTATTTAGTATAGACTAATTGACATCCATTAGCAAGCTTTTTATGCATGATAGTCGTTTATAATTCGTTTGACATCATCAACATAGTCATCGCGTTTGGCTTCAAATACTTGAGCCATTGGCGTTTCATCGCATCCAATGATGACGACAATATTTTTACAGGGCAGTTGTGTTCTCTCTTCAAACATCATGCTATAGGCCGTGCATTGTAAAAAATAATCCGTGATATATTTGCGCTGCTTCTCGCGAGAAGAAGTCTTGAAGTCTATGATGGCGCGTTCGCCTTTCCATATACCAATTAAATCGCATCGCCCAGCAACACGAAGAGTATCGGAATACATGGGAGCTTCAGATGCATTGATGATTTCCAAATTCTTATCTATAACCTGTTTCATCTGCGAGAACATAGCCATGGTAGTTGGCATTTCATTGAGCGGCAACTTCTCAGTCATGAGGTATGACTCTAAGTGTTCATGAATGTTCGTGCCGCGGCGTGCTGCGGTATTGGCAATTCGATCAGCCTTCTCATGTCCAATACGATCACGCCACTTTTGTAGACCCTTCTGTTTGTCGGGCTGCTTACCAAGTATCGTCGTAATAGAGGGATATGATCCTCGGGGAGTTTCATATAGTCTTCCCGAGGATGTAGAAGTTGCTGTCAGTTCCTCGAATGGTATAAGCTCATGTGTAAATTTCATAAATCTATGTTCATCCTGTCTTTAGTAATAATATAGTCTTTCACTAGCGCACTTCGAACGATATCGTCGTGAGTGAATTCAATATGATCAAAGCTATTCATGGCCTTGATAATTTGCATGAACTTCCGAAAGCCCAGCTTGTCCTCTGACTTGATCAGATCGGTCTGCGTGAAGTCTGCACATATGATTACGCGGCAGCCTTCACCAATTCTGGTCATGATGGTATTCAATTCATGCCCGCTACAATTCTGGGCTTCATCGATGATAATTATATTGTCGCGAAACGTAATGCCTCGAAGAAACGATGTGGTGCTGAATTCAACATAATGATTTTTC